GAGGTCATCTTCCTGCGGCGGCCGAACCCCCTCGACCCATACCGCGGCCTTTCGCCGGTGCTGTCGATCCTGCCCGACCTCGACACCAGCCGGTACGCCGCCGAATGGAGCCGCGCGTTCTTCCAGAACAGTGCGCAGCCCGGCGGGATCATCGAGGTGCCGGTGCACTTGCAGGACCACGAGTTCGACGAGATGCGCGAGCGGTGGGCCGAGCAGCACAAGGGCGTAGCGAACGCCCACAAGGTCGCGATCGTCGAGTACGGCGCGAAGTGGTCCGACCGCACCATCAGCCAGCGGGACATGCAGTTCGTGGAGCTGCGCGGGGCGACCGCGGACCGGGTGCGTGAGGCGTACGGCATCTCCAAGTCCGCGATCGGCGACTTCGAGGACATCAACCGCGCCAGCGCGTTGGCAGCGAAAGCATGGTTCGCGGAGCAGCAGACCATCCCCCGCCTCGAACGCATCAAGGCCGCCCTCAACCACGAGCTCCTGCCGATGTTCGGGCGGACGGCGGAGGGCCTGGAGTTCGACTACGAGAACCCCACCCCGCCAGACCCCGAGCAGGAAGCCGCCACACTCACCGCGAAGACGAACGCGGCGGCCGTCCTCATCGGAGCCGGAGCATACGGACCTGCGGCGCTGGAGGCGTTCGACCTGCCGGAGATTCAGTTCGGCGCGCCGGGCGCAGACCCGGACCGTGAACTGCTGATCGACCTGGTGAAGGCTGCGCCGGCCGCGCTGGCTTCCACGATTCTGCCGATGCTCGGGTTCAACGTGCCTGCTCCGCCTGTCGAGGACGCTGCGCCTGCTTCGGTGCCGGCCGGGCCCCCGGTTGAGGGGGAGCCGACGGACGTGTGGGCCGACATGGTCGCGGGCCTCACCGGTACCGAGATCGAGAACGCCCAGCGCTGGGTCGTGAAGATCACCGACGACGGGGACACCTGCCACAACTGCCGCGAGCAGGACGGCCGCACCTACAAGAACCGAGCCGACGCCTACAAGGACTACCCCGAAGGCGAGGGCTATGTCCGCTGTGAGGGTGTCCAGTACGGCAACGCGTGCCGCTGCAAGGTCGTCAAGCGAGGCCGTAAAGGAGAGGGCTCATGAAGGGCACGATGGGCATTGCGCTGCCCGGCAACGCGGCTGGCTTCGTGGCGCGGCAGCGGGAGCAGGCTGAGAAGCTGCGCGCCCAGCACGGTATCGCCCCGCAGTCCTGGTACCGCATCACGAACGCGGCGTCCTCGGACGAGGCCGAGGTGATGCTGTACGACGAGGTCGGCGGCTGGCTTGGGGCGACCGCAGATCAGTTCATCGCGGACCTGCGGGGTGTGACCGCGCCGAACCTGCGGGTGCGGATCAACAGCCCTGGTGGCAGCGTGTTCGAGGGCATCGCCATCGCCAACGCGCTCCGCTCACACCCGGCGAACGTCACCGTGCAAGTCGACGGGATCGCCGCGTCAATCGCCTCCGTCATCGCGATGGCCGGGGACCGCATCGAGATGGCCCCGAACACGATGCTGATGATCCACGACGCGTCCGGGGTGTGCCTCGGTAACGCCTCCGACATGGAAGAGATGGCTGAACTCCTCGACCTCATCAGCGACAACATCGCCGACGCCTACGCCCAGCGCGCCGGCGGCACCCGCGACGAGTGGCGGGCCCGGATGCGTGCGGAGACCTGGTACCTGCCTGAGGACGCCGTGAATAACGGTCTCGCCGACAAGGCGCTCCAGGCCCCGAAGTCTGGCGCTCCCGTGGAGCCTGAGGAGGAGGACGAGCCGGACATGGCGCGCGCCTTCGACCTCACCGCTTACGGCTACCAGGGCCCGCGCCAGCCGGAATCCTCGACACCTGTGCCGCCCCCGGCTGCGCCTGAGCAGGCGGGGGCGCTCACCGAGGACATCCGCTCCCTCATCGGCGAGGAGGTGGCCGCGCAGCTTCGCGCGGCCGTGGCCCCTGCCGTCGAGGAGACACCGGCCGTACCGGAAGCGCCCCCCGCCACCGACACGGCCGGGCCACACCCCGAGCCCGACCCGTGGGCGGCGATGGTCGCCCACCTCACCCAGGACGAGCCCGACGCGTGGTCGGTGCTGGTCTCCAACCTCACCACCATGGCGTCGTCCAGCGCGGCGACGGAAGCAGCCTGAAGGAGGCACAGTGACAACCACCCTGGCCACGCCGCGCAACTCGGATGAGCTCGCGGAGATGCTCGCCGATCCCACGGCGAGCAAGGAGATCCTGCAGACGAAGGACTCCCTGCAGACGTTCATCGAGAACTACGCCCAGAAGCAGCAGGGCGAAGGCACCGACCTGCAGCGGCAGATCGAGACCGAGACGCAGCGGCAGCTCGCGAACATGCTCCGCGAGAACGACGTCAAGAACTCCGACCGCGACGCGATCCGGCGGCTCAACCTCGACCCGCAGACCCGCCCCGCGAACATGCTCACCAGCCACAAGCAGGCCACCGCCTACAACCCGAAGGCCGTCGGCACCGCCCTGGACGGCAAGTTCGAGAACGCCGCCGACTACTTCCGCCACGCCTGGCACCTCAACCGGGACCCGCAGGCCCGGCAGAAGATGGACGAGATCCGCAACGCCTACAGCTCGGTCATCCCGGCGGACGGCGGGTTCCTCGTACCGGAGACCCTCCGGAGCCAGCTGCTGCAGATCGCGCTGGAGTCCAGCGTGGTCCGCTCCCGCGCCACCGTCGTCCCGATGGAGACGGCCCGCGTACCGTTCCCGATGATCGACTCGACGACCAACGTCGGCTCCGTCTTCGGCGGCATGATCGGCTACTGGGGCGAGGAAGGCGCAGCGCTCGTCGAGTCCAACCCCAAGTTCGGCCGCGCCGAGCTCGACGCGAAGAAGCTCACCGGGTTCGCACTCGTCCCCAACGAGCTCCTCCAGGACAGTCTCATCTCCTTCGCCGCGCTCATCGAGACGCTGTGGCCGCAGGCCCTCGCGTTCTTCGAAGACCTCGCGTTCATGGCCGGCACCGGCGTCGGCGAGCCCCTTGGATTCCTCGGCGCGGCCAACTCGGCGGCCGTCGCGGTCACGAAGGAGTCCGGACAGGCCGCGGACACGATCGTCGTCGAGAACGTCATCAAGATGTACAGCAGGATGCTGCCCAGCTCGCTGGCGCGCGGCATCTGGGTGTGCTCCCCCGAGGCCATCCCCGAGCTGTACACCATGGCCCTGTCCGTCGGTACCGGCGGCGGCCCGGTCATGCTCACCAACGTCGCGGGCCCCGCCCCGATGACCATCTTCGGCCGTCCGCTCGTCGTGTCGGAGAAGGCCGGCCGCCTCGGCGACCGCTCCGACCTGTCGTTCGTCGACCTGTCGTACTACCTCATCGGTGACCGGCAGCAGATGAGCGCCGCCTCTTCCACCGAGTACAAGTTCGGCGAGGACAAGACCGCCTACCGCATCATCCAGCGCGTCGACGGCCGCCCCTGGCTGCAGTCCGCCATCACCCCCGCCAACGGCGGACCCGAGCTGTCCCCGTTCGTCGAGATCGAAGCACGCGCGTAAACCCCCGGCCGCCGTCGGCAGTAACTCCCCGGCGGCGGCTTCCACCCGGGCCGGCAGTGTCGCCCCGGCAGGGCACCACCAGACGGAAGGAAAGGCCACATGGCACAGGAAGCGCTCGGGCGCCTCTTCGACATCTCGGCGGGCATCGTGCCGGTCGACTCGCAGACCGCGGCGATGACCGGCAACCGCGTCTCCCTGAGGAACGCGGGCGGCTGCACCATCGTCGTGTTCAAGGCGGCCGGTACCGCAAACGACGACCCGGTCCTCGACCTGCAGCAGCACACCGCGTCGTCGGGTGGCACGACCGCCGACCTCGACATCATCGACCACTACTACATCAAGCAGGAAGCCACCCTCGACGGCGACGAGACGTGGACCAAGGTTACGCAGTCCGCCGCGTCCGAGGTGACCCTGAACTCCACCAGCGCCGAGACGCAGATGATCGTGGTCATCGAGGTCGACGCCCGGTCCCTGTCGGACGGCTACGACTACGTCAGCCTGAACATCGCCGACACCGGTTCTGCTGGGGCGCAGCTCATCTCCTGCCTGTACCTGCTGCGCGACCTCGCGGTGCAGCGCACGCCCGCCAACCTCGTCGCCCCGCTGAGCTGATCGGAGACCTGACCCATGACTACGATCATCCAGGGCGACCAGCTCAGGACCGTCCTCTTCGGCACGCGAGTCGAGAAGGCGTACTCCACGCTTGCGGTCGAGACGAAGACGCTGTTCAACGTCACCGGCGGCAAGGTGCTGATCACGTCCATCACGGGCGAGGTCACCACCGCGATCACCACGGCGGGAACGTCGAAGCTGCAGGCGAACCCCACCACCGGCACTACATCGGACCTGGTCGCGGCAACGGACCTGGGCACCACCGATACCCCGGCCGGGAACATCCTCTCCTTCACCGGTGTGAAGACCGACTCCATCGTCCACGGGCCCGGTTCCGCGCCGAACCTGCAGCGGCCGATCGTGGTGAACACCGGGACGATCGAGCAGGTCAACGCGACCGGTGCAGACGGCGGGATCACGTGGGTGCTGACGTACATCCCGCTGGACAACGGCGCATCTGTGACGGCGGCCTGATATGGCCGGGTGGACGTGCGCAGGATGCACCACCGTCTACTCGGTGGGCGCCGCGAAGTGCCCGAACTGTGGCAGTGCCGAGCGCACCGATGGGGCTGGGGGCGCTGTGTTGCCGTCGGTGACCGTCGCGTGCGGCAACGAGGGCTGCCGGTATGCGGGCCGTGAGCGGCGGGTGCACCTGCGCACGGCCGCCCCGGGAGTCCTGGAAATGCCGCGCCTGGTCTGTGCCGGGTGCGGCTACGACATGCCGACGGTCACGCCGTGGCCGCCGGTGACGGAATCGGAGGAAGACACCGTGCCGAAGATCACCGTTCACGGCGGCCCTTCATACGCCGCCGACATCCCCGCCGAACCGGACGCGGACGAGAGCGCAGAGGGGAGTGAGCAGCCATCAGCTGGGAGCAGCTCCGAGACATCCTCCGAGAAGTCCGAGACATCGCCCGAGACGAGCAGTCCCGCCCCGCAGAAGCGTGCCCGAACGACGGGGAGCCGCTCAAAGAAGGCGGCGACGGGCAGCTCTACTGCCCATTCGACGGGTGGCGGCCAGACGGACGCTACGTCGGCTGCTGACAACGCCTGACCCCGACCCAACGAGACGATGAGAGGAGGTGACGAGAGATGACGACACCGTGGTACGCCAGCCGTGAGGAGATCAAGGCCGAGCTGGACGTGAAGGAAACCGCACGATCCAACGCCCGGATCGACCGCGCGCTGGCCGACGCAACAGAGGCCCTGCACGGCCTGTGCCACCGCGTGTTCTACCCCGAGCTGGACACCCGCTACTTCGACTGGCCCGGCGGCCAGTACGCCCGCCCGTGGCGGCTGTGGCTGGACGCCAGCGAACTCATCTCCGTCACCACCCTCACCAGCGGCGGCACCACCATCGCGAGCAGCGACTACTTCCTGGAGCCCAACCAGTACGGGCCGCCGTACAGCCGCATCGAGATCGACCTCGACAGCTCGGCGGCGTTCTCCTCCGGCGACACCCACCAGCGTGCCATCGCTGTGACCGGCCTGTTCGGGTACCGCAACGACGAGACGCAGGTGGGCTCCACGGCTGAGGCCCTCGACGCCTCGGAGACCGGCATCGACGTGGACGCCGCCACCTCAGCAGCCGTCGGCGTCGGCTCACTACTGCGCATCGACGACGAACGCCTCATCGTCCGCGACCGGGCGCAGCTCGACACCGGCCAGACTGTGGGCGGGAGCGGCCTGACCAACGTCAACAACAGCGTCACCCTCACCGTGCAGTCGGGCGCAGCGTTCGCGGCTGGGGAGACGATCCTCATCGACGGTGAACGCATGCGCGTCGATGACATCGCAGGCACCACCCTCGTCGTCACCCGCGCTTGGGATGGCTCCACCATCGCCGCCCACAACGTCGGCGCCACTATCTACGCCCCACGGACTCTGACCGTGGCACGGGGTGCGCTCGGCACCACAGCGGCCACACACAACACCAGCGCCACCGTGTACCGGTGGGACCCGCCCGGCCCCGTCCGACAGTTGTGCATCGCCGAAGCACTCACCGACCTCCTCCAAGGCCGCTCCGGATACGCGCGCACCGCGGGCGCAGGCGAGAGCGAGCGGGAAGTCGCCGGCCGCGGCATCAACGACCTCCGAACCCGCGTGTATGCCTCCCACGGTCGCAAGGCCCGAACGAGGGCGGTGTAGTCATGCGCCTCTACGTGTCCACCGAATCCCGCGGACCGATGTTCGACGGCCGCGCCATGCGCGCCCTCAACGCGTACGTCGACCACCTGGAGCGGCGCCTCGCCGAGGAGGGCCTGAACACCTTGCGCGGGGAGATGCGCCGCGTGTTCCGGAACCCGACTGGCTACTACGAGTCCCGCTGCAAGATCGAAGGCGGCAACACGATCACCGACAGCCGCGTGGTCTACGGGCCGTGGCTGGCCGGCATCGGCTCCCGGAACTTCCCGGTGACGAAGTTCAAGGGCCACGACCACTGGACCATTACCCGCGACAAGCTCAACGCCCGCAAGGTCGGTATCGGCGAACGGCTCCTGCGCCGGTACACGGGACGGATGTGAGCGGCCGTGACTGACCTCGACCTCGCCGCCTACCGCAGCGCAGCCATGTCCCACGCCCAAGCCCTGGGCGTGTTCGGGCAGGTCCTCGGCCATGAGCCTGTATCGGCGCCAGGCTCCGGCCTGACCTACGCCATGTGGGTCGGCCCGGTCCGCCCGATCCCGGAACGCTCGGGGCTGAACTCCGTCTCTGCCCGTCTGGAGCTGAGGGGCAGGGTGTTCCTGCCCGCGGACACGGAGCCGATGGACGACGTCGACGTCATGGTGACCGATGCCGTGTCGAAGCTGATGGGCGCCTACTGCGGTGACTTCACCCTCGGCGGGCTCGTCGCTGAGGTCGACGTCCTCGGTGCGTACGGCGCGCTCCTGTCTTCGGACACCGGCTACACGAGCTTCGGGGGCGGCACAACGTACCGGGTGGCCACGCTCACCATCCCCTTGATCATCAACGACGCGTGGACGGAGGCCCCGTAGTGGCGAAGCAAAGCGGGCTCGGCGACAACTTCTACCTGCACGGCTACGACGTGTCAGGCGACATCGGCTCCATCAGCACCTCAGGCGGCCCCGCCCTCCTCGACGTCACCGGCATCGACAAGAGTGCGTACGAACGGATCGGCGGCCTCCGTACCGGCGGCATGTCCTGGTCAGCGTTCTTCAACCCCGCCTCCACCCGGGCGCACCCCCGCATGGCAACGCTCCCCAGGACCGACGTGCACTGCGCCTACTTCCGCGGCACCACCCTCGGCAACCCCGCCGCCTGCATGGTTGCGAAGCAAATCGGCTACGACGGCGCCCGCGGCGGGGACGGCTCGTTCACGTTCGCGGTGGAGGCCCAGTCCAACGCCTACGGCCTGGAGTGGGGGCGCTCCCTGACGGCCGGTGTCCGCACGGATACGGCGGCGACGAACGGCACCGGCATCGACACCACCGCCTCTGCGGACTTCGGGGCGCAGGCGTACTTGCAGGCGTTCGCGTTCACAGGCACGGACGTGACGGTGAAAATCCAGGACTCGGCGGACAACGTGTCGTTCGCCGACGTGGCCGGGCTGGCATTCACGCAGCTCACAGCAGGGCGCACCGCAGAGCGGATCGCAACCGGCAACACGGCCACGATCCGCCGCTACGTACGCGCGACCACCGTGACCACGGGCGGCTTCACTTCACTGGCGTTCTCCGTGGTGATCGTGAAGAACACAACGGAAAGCCAGGTGTTCTGATGGGCATGCAGATCAACCGGCCGGTCCCACTCCTGCCGGCGTCGGCGCGGAAGACGTTCTCGATCCTCATGCCGCCGGAGACGCACTGGCGTAAGGCCACCTGCGCTGAGGTTGACTGCCCCCGCTACCTGAAGGGGTGGAAGGCGCAGGTCGAGGTGATGACGCCGCAGCAGGTCCACGTCATCAGGGCGGCGAAGTACCGGTACCGGGTGCTGTCGGTGAAGCCGGGTGAGACGTGGTGGCTGTTCGAGGCTGGCCAGTCGTGCTTCCAGGCCGATCTGCATCGGATCCAGTTGGGCAAGCCGGAGCTGTTCGTGGTCCGGGATGGCGACTGGCGGGGGAACCCGCGCAGGACTCCGACGATCAAGCATCGGCGGCCGGAGTTGTGGGTGGAGCAGTTCTCGGAGCATCAGGACAAGCTCGCCAAGGCCCGCGAACAGGGATAGCAGTTCAACCCGTAAAGAAGGGAAGTGCCCGATATGGCTAAGGAAAGCGGCCTCGGCTGGTCCACCTGCTCGATCGACGACAGCTCCGGCACCGCCAGGGCCATCGTCAACGACTTCACCAACATCAGCTTCGCCACCCCCCGCGGCGTCCAGGACGTCACCGGCATCGACAAGAGCGCCTACGAGCGGCTGCTGCTGCTCGCCGATGCCACCTTCGAAGG